GAAATTGTTTTTATTCTCACATTTTCTACTCTAAAAATCCAATAGAAACGATGGTTTTTATCGAACGGTTGAAATATAAACTCATTTGGTTCATTGATTTCTTTCATTATATTTTTTAACTCCGTTACTTTCATAGTTCTATAAATTTTCCAGTTATCGCAACTTCATCGTTTTCATCTAATGAAAATCCTAAATTGATAAAAGTAAAATATATTTCTTTAGTTGCAGGTTCGTATCGGTATGTATAATTTACAGGTGGTATAAAATCACCATTTATATAAACTCTAAACCAGTTATCAACATCAAATGAACCTCTTAATTCAATAGGAAGTTTTGGAAGTTTTACATTTACTAATTTAACAATATTCTGACCCATATTAATTAATTTTATTCTCCTTCTACAAATGTTGCTAATTGTGATCCTCTAATTGCTATAAAATCTATGACTTGTGCGTATTCGTTATATAGTAATGGGTTTGAGAATAGGTCCCCATTAACATCGGTTTCAACTCCAAATATAATTCTCTTTTTAGAAAACACTTTTTCAACCGTTGGTATTTCATTAAATGTTTCAGGTAACAAATATGCATGTACAACCATAGTAAATGTGGTACGGATAATCCTTTCTGTACCTTCACCCACTTCCTGTTGTGTATCAAATGAGTCCACCCTTACTCTAAACTTATACCCATCATCTTTACCCCAATATCTATCGGTTGCGTACTGATATGCTTCCACAATTTTATTCATGTGTTCTGTAAATGATGACCATATCATTACTTCATACGTCACCGTCACATAAGATGGAACCCTTACATTGTATACTTCATATACAGGTTTTGCTCCAACCTGAAGTGAAAACTTCTCATATCTATTTTTTGGAGAATACTTTTGATACGATGGTATTGATAACGCTTCCTTAAAATGTTGGATTGAACTATCTCTATCTATAGAGTTTCTCTTAAACATTATTAGAGGTATTTGTATCTTACCTCTTCCATCTCTTAGATATCCATCTTTCCTAGCATTCTTCCACCTTTCAGCATTTCCATATATAAGTGGAACCTTAACAACATTTCCGTTTTCTTCTAATGTTGGAATGATAACATCACTCATATACTCCGCTATAGTAGTATCAATATCAATAAGACTAACCCCTTTTACATATTGGGGTTCTATTGGTATTTGATTTGCTCTATTTATATTTTTTTTCTCCATTACACAGTTCTTTCTTCGGTTTGTATCGTTGTTCTTCTACTCATAAATGTAGAGCATATAATAGAGAATTTCTCATCAGCTCTACCACCGATTAACTGGTCTTCTCTCACATTATCAACCTCAAAATACGCATTGTTGTGAAATATAATATCCCCAATTTCAGGATAAAATCCAGCACCCTCTAATGTAAATCGGTTAAAACGAAACTGAACCCCTTGAGTAGTATCCGAACCAAACCCTTCATATTGAACGGCGGTATCATCTCTCTCTATCATCGCATTTAAGGTTACTGGAGAGTAGTAGGTTTTATTTAATGACTCACCATACAAATTAGTTTTACTCTCTCCTACGATGAGTTTATATAGTATTACAGAGGTTGTAACAACATCATCCACCAATTCTCTGGATATATCCCTAAAAAAACGAATATCTCTATCTAAACTAAACCGAGCCATATATTAACCAATGTAAATTGCTAATGGAATTTTTTGCAACATTTCTTGCATTTGCTGTGCTTCTGTATTTCGGTTCTCAAACTGAACCTTTCTACTTACCTCTTCCAAGTTTTCTCTCAATTGAGTCATTAGTGCTTCCTTTTCAGTTTGTGCCTCTGCTCTTAATGCAGCTCCATCCAAACTTATCTCTGAACCTGGAATTGGAACAGTTGAATATTTTTCTCTAATAGCACCCAATAATTCTTTAACCAACGCAAGTGTGTATTTTCTAATCCATTGCTTTCCAACATCGTTTATATTTCTATATGGTATAAAATCGTATTTTATATCAGAATAATCAGATACTACATTTGGAGTAACTTTTACAGATCGTTGAGTAAACTCTTCCCTAACCATGTAATCAAAATACAAAGTTAGCGTTTTCGTAGTTTGAGATGGTATTGGGAATATCTGCAATTTATTATTTACGATATTAAATGTATGTGCTGATTTACGGAATTGATCGTTAAACTCAATTGCTTGAATTCTTAACATATCTTCATAAATTGGCATTAAAACGAATTGTGCTGCTGGAGAGAATGAACCAAATCCAAATTCATCAATGAGATTTAGAGTACCTTGTCCTGATACAGAATATGGGTCAAAGAAACGATTGATTGCGGGAGTTGCTTCATAATAAACCCTCACTACATCAATTTGCTTTCCACTTTCGGATACATCAGCAAATAACTCATTTAAGTCATATTCTTGCTGTCCAATTACTAAATCAATACTTCCTTTTTTAATATCTACATTACCACCTACTCCAGCTAAAGTTCCATAACTATCTGATATGTTGATTATAGTAGATAGATTAGTACCTTGAACCAATTTTTGAGAATAGTTCGTTCCCGTAGGATTTCCAACTACATTACTCAAATTATTTCTAATATTGAACTGATTTACTTGAGCTCCATATTCGGATATTGACTCCTCAAAACATGCATAGAAGTTTTCATCTATTAATTCCACATTCTGTATTGGATACCCCAATCTTCTAGCACACCATAAAGCAACTTTAGGTGCATCACATCCAAATATATAATCATTATCATATATTCCAAATGGAGTTTGACCTGGAAAAAATGATGATGATCCAGGATATATCATAGGTTCGTTCATATAGATAGTTTTATTTATCTATAAATATAAAAAATTAAAAGAATGATTATTTGAAAAGTAATTATCGTACCCAATACCAAAGGATACCAGGATTTGCATTATAGTTAGCCATCCAAGGTGTAGGATTAAAATCAGCAATTGTTGTTACCAAAGTTCCCCACCATGAATTATCATTAAATCCATTTCCATTTGTAGTTAGAGTTGGAAACGTGTTTGAAGTGTACCAAGGCATCCTAGCCTCAATATCATTGGTAGTATATTCCCAATTATCAAATTTAGTATCTAATGTAATATCCGTTTGATTTGGATTATCTGCTATAAATGAATATTCTCCGTTTGCCGTCCAAATACCACCCCATCTTCCTCTATCACCTGCTTCAATCATATATTGGAAACCAGATGCGGATTTCTTAATTAAATCACCATATATTACTATTGAATAGTTTTCATCCAATGATGGTAATCCATCTACTCTACTTATTGCGTTTTCAGTTGTCCAACCTGATTGGAATGCATTTGTTAATAACAATGTCCAACCTCCACCATCGGTTGTCATATCTGCATATATTTGGAAAGGAGTTCCACCATTGATACTCGGATTTGATATCCAATATAATCCATCAGTTGAATTAGGGAAATCCCTTTTGATTTGATATGCGGAAATACCTGCTCTTTCTTCGGTTGTTCCATCGTTTGTAGGTGGATTTGCCGTAAATGTTACTTTACTTTCAAATGGTGCATATTCATATCTATATCTTAATGCATTGTAGTTTTGTAATACCTCTACATCGGTTAAAGCACGATTATACAGTTTAACAATACTAACCCTACCATTGAAAGGTAATCCAGTTCCAAAGTTAGTAGGCTCTGTATCTCCTATAAACATAAAACTAGGATTGCCAGGATATTGTTTAAGTAGGTCATTAGTATTACCACCCTCAATTCCATTTATGTATCCAGTCAAAGTATCACCAGAATAAGTCATTACAATTTGATACCAACTTCCAGTAGTTATTTCCCCAATTCCTATATAAGCAGTATTACCTGTCCAAAATCCAATTCTAACTTCACCCTCAACTATACTCATAAGTGAAACTGTCCAAGTATTATCATTTCTTTCAGATAAAAGGTTTCCATTAAGTTCATCGGAATTTATCCAAATTTCATAAGTAAATTCACCTTGCTGAAATTCGGTTTCTAAATTAGTAGACTCTAAATTATTACCCTCTATAAGATACATTGAGCGCGCACTTCCACTATCAAATATAACTTCACCATTAAATAGAAAATCAAAATTATTGTCAGATAAATCTCCCCAAGTACTTCCAGTTCCAGAATAACTTGATGTATTTGCGGCATCCAAATGAGTAGATAATCCACCAGTTACAAATGCTGAGTCAGCTACCGATGTTATAATTTGTCTTGAACTCCTTTGAAATGTAATCATTTTAATAAGGTCTTGTTGTTGTTACGAACATTTGAAAGTGTGGCATTTGACCTGTTCTATTATTCCAAGAACTATATGGTGCAGTACAATCAAATCCTGCATTTGTATAGGTTGTTGTTGTTTGGTCAAAATCACTGCTACCACCACTAGAAACATGCCCAACATAACTTGTAACAGATGTTATTGGTGGGTCTTTTCTTAAATAATAAACTCTATTAGTTCCTGCGATAGTTGGAGAATTACTTATCGCGGTGTATGTTCCTTTATATGCTGTAGATATTAGAGGAGTTACCGTTGTGGATAGTGGAGTTGAAATCATTTTTGTTGCAAATCCAATAATATATGTATTTGCAGGTATAGTTGAATTTCCAATTGGTAAAACGGATGCACACCCCCCACTATATGATGTATTTAATGAAGTATTAAATATCACATCGGTATTTCCAATTTTCTGTGCATCAGCATATCCAGCAAATACTGCATTGTAATCTGCTAATGAACAAGAAAAGAAATTACCAACGGTTGCTGCATCATAAGCAGTTTGCCCAGCTACCGATAAAAAACTCCTCATCCCCGTTATAATTGGTGGTGTAACTGAAAATCCGTTTGAAAATATTATACTCATATTATGCTATTTCGTAACTTCCGTTCCAAACAAATCTATCACTAGTTGTCCAAGTAAATGGTGCAGTTGCGTTTACATCACCCGCAGTTCCACCCACAGTTTGATATTGTATAGATGCTCTACTATTAAATCCTGCTCTTGCTCCCAACATTGTAGCGTTATACCAAGCAGTACCATTATCTAATAAAGTTGCACTCATTAGGATAGCATCTGCGTGTGATGCAGTAAATGGCATTGATACATACCATTCTCCACTACCAAATGTTGTTGTACTTCCCATCGCAATATTACCTCTTACAAAACAAGTCTTACCAATTACTTTGTAGTAACCTTCGATTGTTCCATTGTTAATTGCAGGATTTGAAGATGCTGCTGTCCAAACTGGAGTATATGCAGTCCAAGCATTATCAACTCTACTTTGGTTTATAGTTACCGAACCAGTTATGTTTAGTGAGCCGGTAATTTCTACTAAACCATTATTTTGAACATATAAATTACTGCCACTATTTAAGGTTAAGTTAGAAGAAGATGCTAATAAAGTTGCGTTACTTATTGCAGTAGAACTTACAAATAAAGAACCAGTGATTGATTGGTTACCATTAAATTGATTTGATCCAGTTGTTGCGTATGAACCCGTCTTTGAGTTCAACGATGCAGTTGTAGTGTTTACACTTGCACTAAATGTATTAAAACTAGAAGTTAAAGTATTAAAAGAAGATGTGGTTACTAATGAACCGGTGTTAACACTTACAACTGATGCGGTATATGTATTAAACGAAGATGTATTTAATTTGGTATCAAATAAAAAATTAATACCATCATTTAGTGCAACATTGAGTCCAAATTGTGATGCAGTAAATGAGTTAAATGATGCAGTTGTTACCAAATTACGAGCACCATTTATACTACCTGTTAAATTAAAATCACCATTTTCTCCAAAAGTCCATTCTCTTAAAGGCGGTCCAGATTTGATTTTTAATACCTCATTTCCTACACCAAGTATAATTTGTGAGTTTGGTGCTACATTTTCAGCTGCAGTTCCAATTCTAACCGAACCATTGGCCGCATCGGCATATATTTCACCAAGCCCATTATTTAATTTTAAGATACCATCATCACCTAATACTATACTATGTTCACCCACTTTAAGTTCTACAGAAGCATCTGAACCAAGTTGGTAATCTGGACTTTCTATAGTCAAAGGATATGCTGGATTAAGGGATACAGTTGAACCAAATGCAATAGCTCTAAAAGACTCTCCAAATGGGACAGAATTACCAATTACCGTTCTTATTGTACCATCATAAAATCTAATTATCCATCCATTTTGTACTCCACTAGTTTCCGCATTATCAGCTACAATTAATCCACTACCATTCAAACCAGTACCACCATAGTAGTCTTGTGCAATTGTTATTTGTGTACCAACTGTCTCAACACTACTACCTGAAATTATATTACCTTCAAATGTTAAAGTAGAGTCCAACAATATAGATGTTCCAGAAGTTCCACTGGTACCACTTTCACCAGATGTTCCACTTGTACCACTTTCACCAGATGTTCCACTTGTACCACTTTCACCAGATGTTCCACTTGTTCCACTTTCACCTCCGGTTCCACCACTTCCTGTCAAACTTGTATATGTTACACCATTGAGTGTAATAGATCCAGTCATTAGTAAAGAACCAGTCAAATAAATATCACCACCATCAATTACTAAATCTGAATTGAGTGCTTCAATGTTTCCGTTATTAACAATCGTTGAAGATACTACTAATGATGAAGATATATTTAGCGAACCACTTACATTGATATTACCATTTCTTATATTTAATGAACCAGTTGCAATGTTTAACGAACCAGAATAAACTATTCCGCTTCCAGTTATTCCATATCCAATATTAATATCACCAGGAAAATAACTCTTACCATCATAATCAAATACCCAAGCAGATTGGAATGAACCTGATTTTTGAACTGCTATTCCTGCGGTAGGTCCATCTGAAAAGGGTTCTCCATTTAGTGCATTTGAAAATGCCGATGCATCACCAACAAAATCCTTAGTAGTAGATGCCCCAAAATAGGAAATTCCATTAGATAAAATATTGATTATAGTACCTTCAGAACCAGTCGCTCTAAAATCAAATGTATTACCCCCAAAAGTATTAGATGCCTGTATTGTAAGTGTGGTATCTCTACTACCTGTGAATGTTTGAGTTCCAGTAAAAGTATTAGAACCAGTTGTAGCAAGCGAACCAGTATTAATTGTTGATTGAATTGGTGGTAATTTATCCAATGGAACTTTACCACTACCATCTAATGGAGCGTATCCATTTGCCCTTCCTCTATTTATTTTACTTTCAAACATTTTCTATTGTTTTTTGGAAATATCTTTCTATTCTTTTACTCAATCTTACTCTTACATCAGTTTCGGTTCTACCTACCACATCGTATGGTAATAAAAATCCAAAACTTAGGAAAACTCTTCTTGATTTGAATTCGTTTGTCCAATGTTTGTATAACGATGCTTCAAATCCGTATAAATCACCTTCATTTATAATTATAACATCTTTATCTAAAAACAATTCATAATCCTCTGATAAAACACTTATGTTACATTTGTAATTAACATGTCCTTCAACTGCCGCATCATAGTGAGGATTTATCCTCCCACCACCATTCATATCTACGGCTTGTAAGAAGATATGGTTTTTAGGAAAGTTGAATTCTTCTGCAATCCTATCAATGATACTATAAATAAAATCAGGTAGTTTCTCTTTTGAAACATCCGATATTGCTTGGAACTTTGTAATATAATTTGTAAAAGGTGTATCGGAAATATCGAACATATAGGATTTACCTTTTAGTTCTTTTGATAATTCCGAAAGATGATGATTAGCACCATTACCTTTATGGTCAATCGAGTCTATCCAATTTATTATCTGTTTAGACTCGGTAGGTGTAATAAATCCCCTTTTAATTTTATAGTTACTATTTTCCAATTTTTTTTAAGTTATGCTTTGCTAAAAACTCTTTCGGGTTCATCGCCTCTATTATAGTTAATTCAGCAGAGTCCATCATTTGTTTAGCCTTTTCTTCGGTAACTGCCAATACACATAATTTGTGAGTTGAGGGTAATTCTCCCGTTGGTGATAAATCTATTTTTAGAATATCACTATTTTTCATTTTTTCTCTTGCTTGCTGAACTTTAGAGTCTTCGCATAATATACATATTCTCATATTTCTTTCGTTTTATTAATCTATTGGTTCGGTAATATATTGTGTTACATACCAACTATTATCATCTGCTAATGAAACTAATACAGGCGTTCCATCAAATCTTCGTTGGATAGTTTTGTTGTAAGTTTCATAAACCATTGGTGTTGCAAATACACTACTTACAGTCAAAACTAAATCAGCACTTCCACTAAATGAGCCAGATGCTATTGTTATAGTATCACCCACTTCGTATAATTTTCCAACATTTCCAACAATAACTTCATCAACTAAACTATTTGTTACAACAACATCAAATAGTGCATTTACTCCGATACCATTTGTAGTACCAGATACCCCATAGTAACTTCCATTACTTCCAGTTACATCGTTTGGATATGTTATATTATTAATTCTTCCTAAAAATGAGGTAAAATCCGAACCAGTTATTGGTGTTTCTATTCTATTATATTGAAACTGTCTACCGATTATATTATTTTTCACTCCATTTCCAATAGTGTTATCCCAAAAATAAGTTCCAATAGTATTGCCGTCAAAATCGTTTCCAATTATATTACCTCTACGCTCACCTTCTATACCACGTCCAAAACTAGCACTAATACTATTATTAACAAATGAGTTTCCAATTTTATTATTTTTGAAATTATCTCCGATATTATTATCTTCAAAATAATTACCTATTGTATTTGCCTGAAAATCATCTCCAATATCGTTTGAGAAAAAATAGTCTCCAATTGTATTTGCGTCAAAATAATATGCAATATCATTTGCAATAAAATCATCAGCAATTCTATTATTCTGAAAATCACCTAAAATTAAATTTCCCTTAAATTGATATCCAATCTGATTATTTCTAAAATATGACTCTTCATTTAGTTCTCCAATTGTATTATCGTAGAAATTAACACCAATAGTATTACGATTAACATACGAATAGAAAGTATTATCGTAACAATTATAATCTATTTCATTATCGTTAAAATTTTGCCTAATAGTATTACCTTCAAAATTGTTTCCTATTTTATTACGCAAAAATTCAGTAGCACCATAATCAGTTGGGTCTCCTATATTGTTGTAGTAAAAAACAGAACCTATTTTATTATACTGAAACTGACTATAAAAATTATTATCATAAACATTTTCACCTATTACATTATCAGTAAAAGAGGCATACGTTTTATTTCCATAAAATGTTTCATCAATTGTATTATTACTAAAATTAGCTTCTAACACATTAGTATGAAAACCATTAACATTATTTTTACTAAACCAATCACGTATAATGTTACGATAAAACTCTCCTTTAATTATGTTATATTCAAAATCATTTTCTCCTGTGAAAAAATTTTCATAAAAAGATGCATTAATTACATTATAATCAAAATCTTCATTACTATCCGCATCCCCGAAATGGTTATGATAAAAATCACCATTAATTGTGTTGCGTTGAAAATCACACTCAATTACATTATGATAAAAACCATCATTGATTAGGTTATTATCAAAATCATTATTAATAATATTCTTATAAAAATCACCATTAACTCGGTTAGAGTCACAATCAGCATTAAATGTGTTATTTCTAAAACTATGTCCAAATACGTTATCCACATAATCATATCCTTCATCATCTCTATCTCTAAAAACATTGTTTGGTAATAAGAAAGTACGTTCTTCCCATATTGTATGTTCAGCCGTATTTGTAGATGTGTTACCAAAGCAATTGTTTATGTTTTCAAAAGTTGGTAATTCTATTGAAGCGGAATTGGATAGTACATTTGATTTTTTCCAAGACATTCCTTCTAATAGATTTGCATCTAACAAACGGGTATTGGTAGGATAAGAATATATACTTCCCGTAACGAACATACGATAATCATCCTGAATTGATACAATTTCATAATATTCTACAATAGGTTGATTACCGAGGTCTAAGATACCAACAACATCTCCAGGTACAAAATCTTCAAAAAATGTTCCACTACCAGTAATGAAAGCCAAACTACCGGATTCTATAACAGAAATAGTTCCGTTATAAACATCTTCGGAAAAATATGTATTATATCTTTTGAAACGAACTTCTCTAAAGTCATAATCAAATGCATTTCCTTGATTATCTTCTCTATATACAATTCTACCAAATGCAGGATTGGATGTTACTTCAGTTTGAGTAAATGCAATATCGTATTTAATTTTATCGTTTGGATGTTCAGGTTGGAATGCATCAG